CAGCGTACGGGTGCTCATCAAAAGGAACGGTCAATAACTTCCTATCGTTAGAGGCCCAAATAAAAGCCCTATTGTCTGGCGATAATTTAATTATACCTAATTCCACAGCTTTAACACCGACGTTACGTAAATGTACATTATCATCGTTAGCCAGCTCTATGAACAGACTAGGGTTTGACCTAGCAAATATTAATAAATCTCTTTTAAGCTCCTTAGAACTCATCTCACTAACCTTAGAACCGATCTCAACCCTCATTATAGCTTCAGCTATATCTACGTCCATATCGTTAGCTAGGTTCATGGCTTCAAGTTGTAACTCAAGTACATCAACTTCCTTTATAGCGTCCTCTTTAGGTTTTAACTCTTCGTAAGTAATACCTAATCCTGGGTGGTACAAAGACAGTAGTTTTTGAAGTATAACTTTATTTTTTGGGACCAACAATAGACCATCTCTAAATATAATTTTTTCAGGTCTTTTAACACCTTGCATTTCGTCAACAAACACCGTACGTTGATTAGAAGTCAACATAAGCTCTCTTTCGTAGCCCTTTCCTTCGTCGAACCAGTAAAGGTTTGAGCTCTTCATTATTCTAGCTACCGGTGTGTCTCCTTTTAAAGAGTATGTTCTATCTTTAAATTCCCAAGTATCTTTTTTAACAGCTTTAACTTCAGGCTGTTTAACATTTGTTTTTTCAACGCTATCAACTTGCGTTGCTTTTGCTTTTGCTTTTGCCATAATAATATATAATAAAATAAATTAAAAACTGAGGAGGCTTTTAAACCTCCCCAGAATTATATTAGTAACTATCCAACTAAAGTACAGAAGTTGTTAGCACCCTGAACAACTAGACATCTTTCAGTCAAGAAGTGCATCTCCATTGCATCTAGATCAGAAGTAGTAGCTCCAACTGAACCTGTAGTCCAAGTTTTAAAGCGACGATCTTCGATACCAGCAGCTCTATAACGAACGTGTAAGAATGGTCGTTTTAGGTTTTTACCTAGACCTTGGTCGTATACAGAAGTTACACCAGCAGGAACCATAACACCTTTTTTAACGTCAGCAGTACCTCCATTAAGAGCACCTCTAGTAGCACCGTCGTTTAAGTATTTCCAGTCAGTTTTGTAGAAGTCGTAAGAACCTCGACGGAAACCAGAGAAACCTAAGTTGATAGCCATATCTTCGCTGTTGTTGAACACTCCGTAAGAAGTACCACCATCACCGTAAGAATTTTGACCAGCTAACATGTCATCAATATCGAGAGCTGCAGATCTATCCAAGAACATAACATACTCTTCAATAGCACCTTGCTTATCGAACTCTTTTAAGATAACATCAAACTCAGTAGCTAGTGAGAAGCTACCATTAGCATCAGCTTCACAAACAATACCGCGAGAGTCGATAGCAGAAAATAAACCTTCAGAACCTTTAGGTGCACCGTTAGTATTACCCGACTTTAATTTCTCAGCTTCAACTAAAGCCATTTCACAATAATCAGTAAATCGCGCCTTAGTATCACCAGCAGCTTTCAAGTACCAAAGGTAACCAGATTGACCTTCTTCACCAGAAACTTCAACCCAACCAATTTGAGAAGCATCAGAACCAGATACTTCGTACTTGTCCTTCATGATAAACATTTGGTTAGAGTAAGAAGTAAATTCAGGTTCAAGAGACTCACCTCTACCAGGCAACCCTTTACCATATTCAGATCCGTATACGAAACCAGTCACAGCAGCAGCAGTAAAGGTTACAGCAGAGCCACCTGAAGTGTTAAGCGCAGCTTGAGTGTAAGGTTTAACTGTAAAGTCGTCATCGTTAACGCCAGATACGTAACATTTCAAAGTCCCAACATTAACTTGCGTAAGAACGATAGTATCACCAATTCTAACGCCGTGACCTGTTGCTGTAATTTTTCCAGCCGCTAAATCAGTACCATCCGCGATAGTACCAGCTGCTGAAATGTGTAGCCTACCTTGTTCAGACCAAACTACTTGATCAGATGCAGAAGCCTCTTCAGCTCCCACTTTTTCTAGGAAACCAGATAAAGATCTATTTCCGAATACCTCAGCCTCTTTCTCTAGTAGCTCAGGTAGATATTGCTGCGCGAAGTTAACTCCAGCAGCGGACTGAAAGTCTAAGTAAGACCCAGCCGTAACTTGCTTGTTAGCAGTTGGTGCTATTCCAGTAACAGCACCTTGTTGTAAAACTCCCATTTTTTGAAATTTTTAAATTAACGTTTATTTCTAATTTTAACTTTGAAGTCGTTAGTAGAATCACCTAGAACTTTAAACTTAAGCCCACCCACTTGCGTCTCGCCGTGAGTTTGTCTTGCTTCTGTGTTGATGTTCTTACTCCGTGCTACAGTTTGTTTAATCGCATCAGCTTTACCTTGCTCGTAAAAATGCTGAGCTAAAGCATCTGGATTCATAGCTGCGTACAAAGATTTGTGATAACCCGCCGCGTCTTGAAGTTTACTATCACTATCAACAAACTTGTTGATAAAGTTGTTCAAATCACTTTGAGTTGCTTTGACTTCGTTAGGATTTTTAACGTTGTACCTAAACTTACTTTCCCCAACTTTAAATTCAAAACCTTTGAACTCTGAGTTAAATAAGTTATCAGTTTTATGTATAAAATCTTTATTATTAGCCTCTTTATTTAAGGCAGTTTTTTCTGAATCTTGCTTGTACTTATTGTAAAAATCTATAGCTTCCTTTTGATCTATAGTTAAATTAGTACTAGCTTTAATATCATTGTAGTACTTATCTTTTTGAGATTCTAAATACTTTCTAGCTTTAGCAGCTTCTTCTTTTAAAGCTATTTTCTTTTTCTTAATATCTCTATCTGAGTCAACCTCTTCGTCAAAGCTAAATGTCTCCTCTAGTAAAAAGCTTCTTTCCTCAGAAGATAAGTGTGGTTTTGTTTGTTTGTAGTACTCGTCCAGGACATCAGTTGTATCTAGTTTTGAAACATCTGTATTTAGTCTTACATAGTCCTGAAGATCACCACCAGTATCGTTCATGAAATCCATTAGCTTCTGAATGTCTTCAGGTACTACTACCCCGCTAGTCTCAGCCGCTAAATCCACCTTAGCTTCATCTTCCTTCACTTCATCAACCTGTGAAACCGCTTCATCTAAGTCTTCAACTGTAGTATCATTATCTTCAATTAACTCTAAGACTGGTGATTCGTCCTGCTGTGCTTCTTCTTCAGTAGCTTCAACAGTTTCACCGTTAGACTCCACCTCTTGCTCAACTTGTTCGCTTACTTCCTCTTCCACTGGTTTGTTTAAATCTACCTTGATGATGTCATCACTAGTAGATGATTCAGTGGTTTTTAAATCAACCTTAATAGGTTCTTCGTTATTTGCCATAATATAATTTTATAAAATAATTAAAGGATAAAATTGTTATTTATATTTGTCAAGACCAATGTCACCCGTAACTATATCATTACCTGATGATTCGAACTTTTTAACTGATTCACCTTGTTTTTCTTTATCTTGAAGTTTAGAGTTTAATTCAAACTCGAATTGCATCAACTGCTTTTTGACCTCAGCCTCTTTTTGAAGGTACTCAATTTTTAAATCGTTTTTCTGTTGCTCCAATTGAGCCTCTGTTTGAGCTTTAGCTTGATCTTTTTGTATCTCTGTTTGAGCTGACTGTTGCTGAGCTTGAGCGTTAGCTTGTGACTGAGCTTGTATGTTTTGCTGTTGAAGTTGCTGATCTCTATCCTGCTTCTTCTTTCGTTTAATCTTAAGTAGTTGATTAGCTAGCTTAATACTTCTAACGTCTCTAAGATCTATAGCGTCATCTAATTCTATCAAACCTTGCGATAAAGCTACTTGAATATTATTCTCCAGCATTTGCTTTTCTTCGTCATCAGGCATGAGCTCTATAAAAATACCAAAATCACACAAGTGTAATTTTTTCAACTCTTTAAGCGTAGCTACATTGTGAGCCCCTATGGCTCTAATAAATGCTTTTTTAGTTGGGGAATATTCTATAATATCTGATATTCTAAGGGACATAGCTTCAGCGTTTTCAGCTGTTAAGTAAAGCATAGATTGTAGTATATGCCTCGTAGCTGTGTTTGAGTTTGCGGCAGCCATTTTTTGTATACCAACTAAAGCATTTTTATCTGGAGTACTACCATCCCTAGCTTCATTAAGACCTGTTACGTCTCTTATCATTTGAAGGTAGTAATTGTAAGTAGTAATTAAACTTTGTATCTTGTTACCACCTCCACCGTTTTGAATCTGCTGAATAGGTACTTTACCAGGATTCATATCACCTTCAGAAGTAAATGATCTACCAATAACACTACCTGTTTGGAAGAACATATTTAAAGCTTCTTGTGGATTGTAGTTTGTACCGTTACCTAAATCAACTTCCGCTAAACCATCTGCGTCTAAGTAGACACCATCAGGTACCATACGATTCATAACTTGCTGTAGTTTTAAATGCGTTAACTGAATCATATCAGCGAAGCCAGTTATTCTACCAACAAGAGATTGTATTCTACCTTCGTACATCCTAGGAGCTACTATGCTATAATTCATTTTGACTTTACCAAAATCTGAATCTTTACGCATCATGTTTGGCGCCATCTGCCACTTAAGCAATTTCTCAGCTCCCAAAACATAAACACCCTCGTATAAACACTCTTGTACTCTATCTAATCTACTAAACTCACCATCCATATCCTTTGGTGGATTGAATGAATCATCCTTCTTTATAACTTTATCAGCACCACTACCAGTCTTCTTTAACTTGTAAACGTCATTGTTGTGCGTTTTGTAGTTGAAGTAAAGTACATTTATTTTATTCTTATCTTGATTATTAGTTACGCTGGTGTAGTCGAAAGAGTTTTTAGTTATCTCCTCTATTTCAGATTCAGATAGATTAGGGAACTCTTTAACCAACTCGTTTATAGGTATTTCTTTTATTTCACCTACGTAATACACATCGTCAAAGTAAGGAGATTCAGTATAAGAATAAACTAAGTTTGACGGATCAACATATTTAACAGCTGCTCCATCCGCAAAGTCAAATGTAGTTTTAGTAGCACCGATACCTATCTCTACTAAGTCTTGTAAAACTCTCCTCTTTACTAAGTTGTAATTGCAATTCTCAAACAACACGTTTATAGCTTGCTCTTCAGCTAACTCAACAGCTTGCTTGTAATTCAATTGCATATGCAAAGCTAATTCCTCTTCAGACTCAGGAAGTGATTCTTTATCATTCTCATAAAGATTAACTCCAAACGACTGCTCAGCTATATCATTGTAATCTTTAGACTTTAAATCTCTTAATATAGACTCCATGTAATCTGTTCTCTTACTAACGCCGTATGGGTCTTGAGAGAATGCATTCACCTCGTAATTTCTTTGAGACATGCCATTAACTACTATGTCTACAAACTTAGGTACTATTGGAACTGGTTTCCAATCTAAGTTTAAGTAAGATAAATCACCATTTATAGATAGTTCGTTCTTGTACTTATCAACCGGTTGTTCACCTCTAGCGTAAAGTCTTAATCTGTGAAAGTTATTTAAGTTGTTACTAAATTTAGAGTAGGTATCAGTGAACCACTCCTGCTTGATAGCTTTAGCTACCCTTTCACCATAATCAGGTGACATTTTTTCTAAATCACTTACCGCTTGAGAGGGGAAGTTTACAACAGACTCTGCCATATTTATCTCTTAATTATTCTTGAATTAATTCCTTCGTTATCGTACTTAGATACCATAATATTTAAAGGCTGCCTCTTCACTTGAGGGTTAGGCGCGTACATATGCCTATTACAAGCCATTACTGCTAAGCCAGAGCTAATAGAAGCATCGAACTTAGTTCTGTTGTTTATATTAAATTTAGCCCAGTCGTTTAGTGTTGTGTTAAAGTACATGTTTCCATAAGTACCCTCTCCAGTCATACCGACGTGGTCGTTTATATACATTTCGATAGCAGCCGCGTGAGCTTGCTTTATATCCTCACTAGAGTTTGGTATACCACCAACCTCTCTTTCAGCTACGGACAACTTATTCCAAATCTTCTCTGGCCTATTCATACTGAAACCTCTATAACCTCTTCTACGTAAATAATACAGTAATCTAGGTTTATTGTTCTCAGCTAATATCGGCATACCGTAGAATACTAAAGCCATCAATACGTCTTCAAAGAATATCTCAGCTGTTTGAGGTCTAGCTAGGTACTCTAGAAAAAAGGTATTAGCTGGAGCGTCTTCCATGGAAAACTTAGTTAAACCATGTAAAGCTCCTTTAGATCCTTTACCGTCAACAGTTCCAGATATATCGTAAGAGTCACAGCCGAATGCGCCCATATGATCGTTACCTGGGTATTTTATACCATTTTTTATTACAACTCTATTTTGAAGTGCTACATTTGGAACCCAACTAACCTCGAACCTACCGTTAGGATCGGGGTTGAATACAACTCTAGTATCCTTAACTCCGCTTTCCCACTGGAAGTTACCTTTATTTGTTACTGAAGAGTTCCTATTTCCTTCGTTATAATCTATCTGCTCGTATATCTTTATTAAGTTAAACAAGCTTTGTTTTGTTTCATCTCTGAACGCATGTTCCTCTGTGCGAGGAAATTGTCTATAGAATTCATTGAGTGCATCTTGATCATCCCTAAGACCCTCAGCTTCATTCTCCCAATTGTCTACTACTCCATATTCTATAATATCACCATGCGGATCAAATACATCATCGCTTGGTGTGTTAAAAACA